GGACAAGACCTATTTTTGACGTATTAGGAGAATACTACCAAGCAAAAGATATTGCTAAGATGCTAGAAGAAGGTGTAATTGAGATCAGTCCGCTGGCTTATATGCGTGGACGAACATTTAAAAACGCCTACATCATAGCAGACGAAATGCAAAACGCTACTCAGAATCAAATGAAGATGCTGTTAACCAGACTAGGAGAACACTCTAAAATGGTTGTAACTGGTGACTTGAATCAAGCAGACCGACTTGATAATAATGGTCTATCAGAATTTTGCCAACTAATGCAAAACTTCAGCAAGCTCAAACATATAGACAGTGTAGAATTTACTGCTAAAGAAATTGAACGCCATAACGCCGTAAAGGAGGTGTTAGCGGTTTATGGAGACTAAATGAAATAGGGGCATTGCGCCCCTATTTTTATAAATGACTAAGTCTAATTAATGTTGCAGCCAAGTTAATCTCAGCATCTGCAACTAAACTATGGTTGACTAATCCGTCTTTAATGATTAGAACAGCCTTATCCTGTTGAGTCTCTGTACCAAACAACTCAACATTATCGTACAACCAACGATAGATCTCCTCCATCTCTTCTGGTCTTGCTTGACCACAAATTAGTTTACGTGCTTCACTAATTTTACCATTCTTAAACAAATCAACCATTGCAACTCGATAGTCACTACTGTTGTCTACCGACTCTGGCTTTTCAAGTTTATCGTTCAAACTATTCATCTGTAGATTGTTAATACACTTACGCAAGTCTGGATAGGTACCTTTTACATACGTATCCAGTGTATCAAGATCGAACTCAATATTTTCTTCTACTAGGATTGTAGCAACACGGGCTGTAAATTCAGTCAAGTCAGTTTTTTCAATATGTAAACGCTGGCAACGACTGTGTAGTGGCGGAATAATTTTATTAGGATAATTACAGGTAAGGATAAACCTCACACTGTGACTATATTCTTCCATTAGGTTGCGAAGTGCAGGCTGTACTGACTGTGCGTTAAGATAATCAGCTTCGTCAATTAACACAACTTTAACATCACCAAATGGCATAGTCTGACAAAATCCAATCAGCTTGTCAACCCATTCGATCTTACGACCTTCTTTAGATCCGTTAGCATACAGTACATCTGTATCTTGAACCCCAAGTTTGTTAATCAAGATCTTAGCCAGGGTAGTTTTTCCAACGCCCGCATTTCCACTAAACATCAAATGAGGAATAGATCCTTCTTTGATCCAGTTTTCAATTTGGCCTTTTTGCAGTTCGTCTGCAAAAACATATCCGTCTAACGTATCGGGCCTATATTTTTCTGTCCAAAGTTCTTTCATTTAAACCAGCCTTTAATTGTTTGAATTAGATTGTAAAATCGCAACGAATGTGAGTTTATGTAAGGCGGATGATGGGGGCACCTGCCTTGGTTATAATCACACAACGCAGAGTATTCTTTCTTACACGTTTGACAGTTCACACTGGATCTCCGTTAGTGTCTTCTTGATTGGTTAGATATTTTTCAAGTGCTTCTTTATACTGCTCTTCATTGAGACCGTGCCAGCCAATGCATTTGCCAGTTGGACTGCGACCACAACCGCACTTACCAATTTCGCTTGTTTGTTCTTGTACTCGTATTTGCATAGTTGTTCCTTTGTTGATATTATACAGAAAAGAATAGGGCAGGTCAACTGCCCTATTGCTCAAATAAATTAATTAAATTCCGTCTCTAATGTCCACGTCGTTTGGACGCTCATTGGAGCATAGCATAATACAGTCATTATCAACCATGCGTACTATGATTTCAGTACCGTCTGGGTTTTCAACAGTAATACCTCTAGTCCAACGCCCGTGCTCGACACAGATCCAGTCGCCTATTTTAACATCTTGTTGGTCAGGACCGATAGCCCATACTTGGCCCCATCTGGGCTTGATGCCTTCAGTCTTTCCATTGTCGCTTCGAATAATAATACCGCTGGCAGTCTTTTGCTCTGCAAAGTTCATGTCGGACACTAATACGTTGTCCCGCAACGGAATAATTTTACCCTTTACTGCGTTCATTCTTCACCTTCCGGGTCCATATCTTTAATTGCAGTTTGTTTGTCTGCAACTTGTTTTCTGACAGGTACTTCGTCAGGTACAGATTGTGGATGATCCTGATGGTATTCTTTTAAGATGTCTTCACGCTTACGAACAATTTTGCCGCCTGGACCTAATTCGTCACCACGGGCGTTTACCCGTACATTTCCGACAGCTACTGTCATTTCGTTTTGTAGGGCTAGTTTACTCATATCAACTTCTTTGCCCTGCATTGAGCGATAGACCGCTCTTTGTTGTTCTTTCATTGCCATATTAATCTCCTAGGATTATGCTAGTACTTATCTCAGGAATTCCTGCCAGTCTAAATTATATTTGATGCTATCTACTTTATGCACACCAATTAAAAACAAGATGTAGCTAGCCACACTACTACCACGTCCTACACCCCAAACAATGTTTTCTTTTGAGCAAGTGTCTACAAAGTATTTTAACCAGCGTAGTAGATCTAGCATGTTTCTTGCTTTGTATGCGTTTAACTCGTCTTCAACCCTAGTGTGGTTAGGATCCCATGGCGGACATTGACTCCAAATCCATGCTTCAATATCTAATGATTTATATTCGCTTGGCATGTTCCATTGTTCTTGCCATGTTTGGTCTAACTGCTCAACGGTTAGTGTTGGGCTATTAATCGGTTCAAACAAGCTAACACCAGCTAACTCTTCAAAGTTTTTGATATTAGCATTTTTTTCTTCAACAAACACAATGTCATTAGGCTTTAGTTGATGCCCGTTATATAAGGCATCAAATAAATCTTGTTCGTTGAATACGGGATTGGAATATTTGTCTAGGCGCATGTCAACATTTTAGTTGACATTGATCAATTTGTCAAGCCCATTATTGAGTTGAGCTTGCTGAGTTTGCCATAATTTGGCTTGACGATTTCGCATTTCGTCTTTATACGTGTCCAAGAATACTGCTATTTGAGATTTAACTTCTGGATTGTTAGACATGAAGTATTTTCTAGTCAGCTCTTGGACCTTAGCTTCCAATTCGCCATCCTTTAATTGCGATAGGTCACTGGCGAATGGATGCATTAGAATGTTCCGACTAGTTTAACAAAAATCTTGGCACCACCGTTGTAAGTCCAAACGTCAATGACTTTGTTCTTTTGGTTAAGTGGCAACTTAAGAATATCTGGATCGTCAATAATAGCCTGATCATACACAATTAGTCCGCCGCCTTCTGTTGCAATAGTAGGTGTTCTAATAGCGTTACCGTCACCGATCATATGTATACGGATTGTTGCATACTTGCCAGTTGTTGGCCAGTTTTGGAATGTCAATGTTGTATCAGCGCCAAAGGTAACATATTGTAAAGGACCGTTGTTCAAACTAACAATTTGCGGAGCAGTAATAACACCTAACGAGTATGTTGCCCCGTAGAACTTGTTATATGTTGCATTGGCAACAGTATTTCCGTTAAAATCGTTACTAGCATTCTTTTTAGCAGTATTTGTCTCTAGTGCAGTAATGTCAGTTTCTGCTTGGCTAATCGCAGATTTAATCGCGGCGAAATTGCCTCTAAATCCTTGACTGTTATTGTCTTGCCCTGCAACTGGGTATGTTTCGTCGATGGCTGCATAGTTTAATGTGCTCATATTGTTATCCTATCGTTTCTGAATACAAGATATTTATCTCGCGTATAGTCTTCTACAGAATCTATTACATATCGATCTATAGTATATTCTAAAGTTTTAAAATCAAAACCGCTATATTTGATGTTTAAAATTATGTCATCTGCCCCGCCTATTTTACAGTAGCAAATGGGTAGAGCTAGCTGAAAATCTAGCTCTTGTTTGCCTCCTGGCTGAATACTACGCATCCATAGCGGAAGATAGTTTCGCTCAGTTGAGCCAACAGTTTGTAATCGTCGTTTCCAGTTAGTTACACTATTAGGAAAATATGTAGCAGGATTTGGATCGCTAACTAGATATCCCTGACTGTCAATAGTAACTACAGGATCAGGACGCTCTTTGTATGCTCGATCTTGATTTAGACTTGCTAAATTCTCACCAGCATCCCAGAAATTTACAGTATTATCTGTAGTCAAGTTAGTGTTTTGTCGACCAATCGACGAGACCCTTTGTGGTAGCACTCTGTTGTTTGGTTCAAGCGGATCAAGCATTTCTACATAGACTACTTCGTATACTTGGGTATTTGTTCCAGGTATTACTGCTACAGCTTTTTTAATTTCACCGAATCTAAATGTTTTCTTTTTGTGATTCAAACCAATAGCACCTACATACGCACCTGCGTTGGTAGTTTCAATGCCTGCATAAATTAACATTTTAAGATCACGTTGAACTCCAAAATTTGGATCGTTTGGTCTATAAATGTTTTCAGGACTAAACACAGTACTGTCAGTAATAAAATCCTTCCACACCCTACGTTGTGGAATTTTAAGTAACGGTGCTACTGATATGTTGCTATAGAGTTTATTGTTTGGTGTTTCTACTAGTAGAGAAAATGTCTTTGACGCTGCACTGAAACCAAACTGATCTCTTGCCTTGACCGTAAAGGTATATGATCTATCAATTGTAGTAGCCTGTTGGTCTAAGCTAAACGTGTTGTCGTCAAATGTAATTAGCCCGTCACCATTAGTACCGTATTGATTAACTTTACCAACAACCTCGCCACCTAGATCTAATACCAATCCAGGAGGGAATCCGCCGTTATTGTTACTAATTTTTCCTAGCAACGCAGGTAGTCGAGATGTATTTTTATATGATACACTGGTAGTTGTACAGGCTAGTACAGAATACACACCATTATAGGCAGGAACGCTCATGCCTTCAACTTTAATCATAGAACCAACTTTAAATGGTATTTCAAATTGTTCTGGGAATGTTAACGTAGCTACTACACCGTCATTGGCTAACCCGCCTGACTGTGTAAATGTAGGTGCAGGTTCTAATGCTCCTAGCTCAGCAGACCATTCAGTTATTTGCCACGGATAATCTACATCCTGTACGCTCTTGTAATATTCGTCCTCTCCAGTAATTCTATAGGTCCATATAAACCCGTTCCATGTTAAATTCTTATTGCCGTTTACATAACTGTTCTTTCCGTTAAGTACAGGTCCTAAAGATAATGTAGTATTAAATTTAGAATCAGCACCGTTGGCAGCTATGGTGTTTGATGTGCTAGGATTGATCCCAACAGTTACTGGTAACTCACCGCTTTCTAGAGTATAAACAACTATAGCATCTTGAACTGTACTAGTAGCTCGAATATTCAATGTCGATACAAAGTTTGCATCTATACTGCCAAGGTCACTTTCAGTCTGCCAACTAATAACGCTGTCAATCTCTCCAATAACATCTACATAGAATGTTCTTTCGGTAGTTACAACGTCGTCATTAGTGCCGTACCTAGTAGCAACAATAGTCCAGCTGTATCGCTTAGTGACCGCAGGCTGGTATGGAATTGTTCCAAACACTTCAGAGGTAGTAGGATCAAACTGCATGCCTGGAGGTAATTTCTCAATCTCCTCACTGGTCATACTGTAAATGATCAGACCTGCTGTCAATGCATCAAATGTATCAAGAATAAAACTCACATAGTTGTTTGCACGTCTAACACCTAAATACGCAGGGGTAGTCCAGATAGGCTGTCTTAGATACTGAGCATCTGCAGTGAACAGACCGCTGTTCACTGGGAAGCCTACGTTGTCTGCTCTGAAGTAATCGTCACCTACAACAAATATTCTAAATTTTCTCTTGGCTATATTGTCCCCATCGCTGATAGTAACAATAAATTCGTAGTTGCGATTTAATTTTTTAGGAGGTTTACTAGGCAGTGCAAAGTCGTAGTAGACCAAGTCGTATATGTAAGAGTCATAGCCGTTAGTTGGTCTATATCCAAAGTCGTAAGCAACATTATCATAATAGCTGTTATCAAAGCTACCGTCACCGTCTGCTACCTTAATACTAAGAGCTGGCTGTACGAATCCAGTAATTCTACCAGTTTGCGTTAGCAATAACCCTGGAGGCAATTCGCCTTCTTCGCTAGCAATAAAGAAACTTAACTGTTGTCCTGTAACGGTGTCAGTGTCAATTGCTCCTATTTGAAAATCAACAAATGAGCTGTCTAACACATATAATTGTTCATTCTCACCAATACGCATCTGGCCTGCGGGAGTAATGAATCGAGGTTCGTCAGGTCCTTGTACAGACATGTTGAATGTTCGATCAGCAATACCGCTTGTATGACTAGCTCTGATACAAAACGTATAGCCAGTGTCTCTTGGAACTTCTCCGGGAGTGCCAATAATAGATTGACCTTCAACACGAAGCCCTGGCGGCAACGCACCTGAAATAACTTTAAAGTTAGTGTTAACCGGAACATTTACTACAGGCAACGGTAAGTTTATTTGGAATCGTTCTTGGAACGTTCCAAAACTGTAACCTGAAGATTTAGTCCAAATATCAAGCATAATTACCCTCTTCTACGTAGTCTTGGTCTTGGGTAAGTTGGACCAGTGGTAGGTCTAATACCAATTGTTTGCTTAGGAAATGTAGTTCCTACAGTAAGTCTTTCTTTTTTGTAATACAAGTATAAATTTGCACTACCTTGTAGATCTCTAATATCAGCAGGGCCGCCTGACGTAGCTGTTAGCTTGTCAGCTTTTGCCACTGATAAAATATATGCCTTGGCCGCTGCCTGATTCATATTTGGATATGTTTCTAACGCACAAGCAATAACTCCGCATACTTGTGGACTAGCCATACTAGTTCCACTATACTTTGCTAGATAGTGACTAGGTGATCTAGGATCAGCAGTGCCGCTAGGAACTGCACTAATAATTTGAGTACCAGGCGCATATATGTCAACCCCAGGTCCGCAATCGCTAAAGTAACTTTTTTGATCAACTGCAAGTACATCAACTGCACCAACACAAATGTTAGGCATACTAAGATCGTTTGCTGTTGGACTAGTTCCTCGCATGTAGTAAAAAATCTGTCCAGGATATCGATTGCTCATCTCAAACGTGTTGTCCCAATCTAATCCACCCGGTATGTCATGCTTCCATTTTCCGTTACCTGCCGCGCCAACAAATATAATTCCTTCTTCCATAGCATCAATGATATCTTCATCGCAAGCAGCTACTCTAGCAGGTATTCTTTGTCCGCTAATAAATCCCCAAGTGTTTAATTCACCTGAGGTAAATGTTCCGCCACCTGAAGAAGTTTTTCTATTATTAACACCAGTTTGTAAATCAATCTTTCCTGGTTCGTTTTCATAGAAGGTCCATTCGTGAACCATGTTAGGGCTTCCTAGAGTTCCACTAGTAGCACCATTGCCCTCTGTTCTTACACGATATGTTCTATTAGGAGCAGTACCTTCTACGCCATAGTATATTCTTTGAATTGAATTGTCAGCAGCACTAGCACAGATCTTTGGTAGTGCAGGCACGCTTTCGTTTAGGCCGCTATAGACAAAAGATCCACCGCCAAACGATATGTAGTGATTAGTGCTAACATAGATTTGAGTGTATGTAGTTCCTAAGTAACTAATGCTAAACGGCAGAGTCAACAACCAGTAGGCATCATCGTTAGGATTTGTTGTGTTAGGTGCAATATTAGTTGGAGTAGTTGACGCAGTCAACGACGCCGCACCTAGCAAGCTAGAAGGTATAGATGACACACTAACACTACTGGCGCTGGATCTAGCCTTTACGCTCATGGCAGTGGCATAGATTGGATCTCCAACTTCGCCAGTTTCTACAACACTATTAACAAATCTAATAGTATAAACACCAGTGTTACCAAGTGTTATATTATTTTGAGTAATATCTACTGAAACATCGTCATCCGGAGATGATGTATCCGATACTGGTCCATCACTGTATTGATTTATAGTTGTACCTTGATAGATCACTTGCACAGCATTGGCTAATGTAGTAATACCATCGCCGCCAATGGAACCGCCAGAGAATTGACTTATTATGTCTACAATGCAAGGCCCTTGGACTTGGACTTCGTAAGTGTCAGCGGGCTTGTCAAATGATACCAAATACGCTTGGTTAACAGCAGCGTCCAACGCCCAAGTATCAGGCTTGGTAATAATTAGATTATTAGTAGTTGAGGTGGTTGTGATTCTATTACCACCGTTTTCTAAATTTAAAATATTTCCTAATTTTGTACTTGAATTACATACTCCACTGAAGCCTGTGTAGACAATAGTAGGACTTCCACCGGGAGTGTATCTAGTTCCTCTATAGGTAACTGCGGTGATATCATTGAAAGACCACTCGCTTGGGAAAATACTTTGACCCCAACTGTTATTAATGATTGTTGGGTTACGTCTTCCGGTATCTGGATTTATTTGTTTGTTTCTGTGGAATGCACGAATGTAATCAAACACTAGACTAAAGTTACCACTGTTTCCAGTGTCATAGTATAGACTGTAGATGTTAGCATCGCGGGCCCAACCTTGTGTATTACCGGCTACTGTACCTGCTACGTGCATACCGTGAGGATCGATTAGTCCAACGTTATAAGTTCCAGGTGCACCACCTGTTACTTCGGGATTATGTTGATACCAGTTATAATCTATAACTCTAGTACCACCAGTCCCGTCTGCATTTTTTTGAAATTCTGGATGTGTTGTTGTAGGCAACCCTGTGTCACAAATTACAACGTCAACATTCTTACCAGTACTGGTAAGAGTTATAGAGCCACTAATAGTAGGACTAGTGCCGTCAGACCCCCAGTTAGGTACATTAGTTTCTCTAGTGCATCTTAACAAGCCCCAATTTTTATGAAGACTGGCAGTAGAACCCGACTTGTTCCAACTTAAACTAGATTGATCTACAAACGTACCTGCACTAATTCCACGCTCAGCAGGAGCAAGCTCTATGAGTTTTACTCTCGGATCTTTACTCAATTGTTCGGCTTCGTCTGCTGACATTAGGTAATGAGTGTTTCTACTTAAAGGCCTTAGTGCAGCACATTCGATTTCTCTATCTGGAATATGAGTTGGAATGCCGTCAGCGGGCGCCGCCATTTCTTGATAGAACGAATCTAAATCGTCTACATTATGTAATGTGACAATGTATTCATACACTAGTTTAGCCATATTAAACCTCTATTTGTACAGCAGTTAATGTGACTGTTATTGTACCTGTTGACCCACTCTTGTTTGTTACTGCTACTGGAATAATATTTGTCACCGGTGACTCGTTGTTAAAGCCAAGTGCTCCTGGAGCAATTAGAACAGTTTGTGCGCCGGTAGTGATTACTTCTGCAATAATTCCAGCATCAGGTAAAGGATCTACACCTTCAGTTCTAGCCGCATCACTTGTTCTAGCCGCATCACTAACATACAATCTTACCCATGCCGCAGCAGAAGTTTGGATCTTATAAAGCATGTAACCTTTATATCCTGTGATGTTTACGTTACCTGTGGCACCATTGGCAATACTTGCAGTTGTTCCTGCTAGTGCTGCTCGAGAAACTAGACCACCGCCTGCTGGAAAATCTGCCCAGCTCGTAGTAGTTCCGTTAGTTGTTAAGAATTTACCGTTGTTAGTTGACTGGCTAGGTAATACCTTAGTCTCTGACAAACTGGTGATCCAGCTTGGATTAGCATATGAGCCAGTAGCAACTACTACATCGGGAATATCACTGCCAGTGGCAGTAATCGTAATCTCTCCAGAATTATTAACTACACTAATTCCACCGCCTGCTACAATTGAACTAACTGGTAAATTAGTAAGTTGTGCGCCACTCCCGATGAATCCTGTTGCACTGACAGTTGAAGTAAACTCAGCAGTCTTATCACCTTTTAATCTTAATGCTCTTCCAACTGAAGTATCTGTTGCACTTCTTGTAAAGAAATCAAGTCTACCTGGCATCCTCATCTGGTTTGGAGTGTAGGCGCCGTCAACTACTGCGCTTATAACCGCGTGGGTCATATAAGTTGTGCCGTCAAAGGATTGGAATGACAAATCACCGGATTCGTCTTCGGCTTGTACTGCCAATGGTACATCAATTGTTCCTCTTGATCTAATGAAGCTAGTATTATTAGCATCCATCATACTATGAGCTTGTTGTACTTTAAACTGTGCGCCGTTACTAGGAATATAAGCATTCTGAATCACACCTAGTCTTCCACCGTAGTCACGATCTCCAATTTCAACAAAGCCACCTGCTTGAGTTGAAGCGATTGCCAATGTAGCGTTTGAAGAATAAATCTTTGGGACTAAGTTTTCAAATACAATTTGACCACTAACTAGCAAGGCACCGTCTGCGTTGCCTTCTGACGATGGCTGTCTAAATTGTAAGGCTGAACCGATAGCGTCAACTGTATTACCAGTTGCAGGATAGTATGCTAATTGACTAACTCCACCAAACAATACTTTTCCGTGATCTTTATTACTAATAGTAATTGTATCAGTGTTTAAGTTAGCAGTAATAACAATGTCGCCACCAGCTGCTAGAGTCAGTGTGTCTGTTGGACTATCTGCAACTATGTCAGAGGAGTTAACGGACGTAGCTGTTGCTCGGATACCTACAAGGGTATGGATTCCAGTACTAGTTGAAGTTAAGTCAATGGCTATACTATCGTTAGCATCGGCAGCACTTGCGGCTAATCTAAATGAATCACCGTCGATCTTAACTACAAAATATGTTGATCCAGACATTAATCCACCAATAGCACTACCGCCTACTGCGGTATAGATAACAGATGTTCCTGATGTAAACGGATTTACTGGAATAGTAATTGAATTGGCTACAGTATTAACATCTGTGGCTGCGTTAAATGAATATGTCTCTGATGCTGCAATAGTTACTAACGGGTTAGAAATATAACCACTTCCAGGGTTAGTTACAATAATGTCTTCAACGTTGGTAGAAGCTAACACTCCCTGGCATACACCGCCTGACCCCACATCGCTAAATGTTAACGTTCCTGAAGGCAATGTAGTTGCACCAGCTGATAAAGTGATAGAAGTACCACTTACTGAAACTACTTTTTGATTGTTTACAAATCCAGTTCCGCTGACTTCCATGCCGACGTGTATGGTATTAATAATACTACTAACAATAATGGTAGTTGTTAGTCCCCCAGACACATAAGTTGCTGTTGCATTTAGAGGTTTAATTACTGTAGTAGTCGGTTGGGTTCTAAAACCACCGCCAGGTTCAAGAACCTCAACGTTAGTAATAACACCACTGCTATCAATAGATATAGTGCCTCTACCTCTCGAAGCACCAATTTCGCTAATACTAACAAACGAACCTCGAGAGTAGTTTGCTCCACCGTTTACAATTCGAACGTTGGAAACAAATGTTGGGGTAAGGATAGCCTCTGCAGTTGCTTGAACACCCCCTGGAGGAGGAGCTGCTATAGTAATTGCTGGAACACTAGTATAATTGGATCCCGGACTAGTTATCACAATATGTAATGTTGGATTAACTGATATTGTTTTAAATGATTCGCCTGCGGCAGTAACAGTTGCGCTGATTCGATCAGAGCTATCAGTATGAGTAAATGTAATTCCAGTATGTGGACTGTTAACTAATACGTTGGCAATAGTGTCAATAGCATCTTCAGCTGTAAATGTAGGAGAAGCAACAGCTACAATTCTACTATTTGCATCGTCATATGTAAATGAAATGTTCGAATGCAAATTGTTGTTAAGCAACGCCCAAGCAGCATCCTGCGCACGTTCATCGCTATAAAATCGATTACTAGTACCTTCTGCTAGATCATCACTAGTCAACTGTACTGCGCCAATTTTATTATTAACACTAGTAACAGGCGCACTAACTCCATTACCACCAGCAGTTAGGCCATCACCAACATACAGTCTTTTACTGTCAGTGGTGTAAACTATTTCTCCCTCTGCTGGCGTAATAGTTGTTCTTAGTGCCTCTAATCCTCTTCTTAGACGTAATGCCATTTGTTTCTCCTAATCCTTAAAAGGTTCCAAAATCTTGATCGCCAGGTGCGGGTTGATCAAATGTGCCAAAATCTACATCAGCACCCCCGCCACCTGCGTTGACCTGGTCCTGCAATGCTCTTATGTCGATACCATAAACCAAGGATTGCACATTACTAGCAGTAATGCTACTGGTCAACGTCATGTTACCATTGATGTTGATATTTCCAGTTCCTGTTATATTTTTAGAATTTAAATTAAGGTTTCCACCCAACATTGGGTTAGTATCTGACTGTATATCCGTTAATGCAGATAAGTTTATTGTATCTGCGGTGTTTGTGATAGTAACACCGGTACCTGTAAGCGTTTTAAACTTTAATACGCTGCCAACTCGCTCTTTAAAAATACCGGTACCACTACCTACGTTTTGACCAGAAATAGCATCAACCGCCCCGCTAATAGCAGTAAAGCTGTCTTTAACCTTCTTAAAAGCAGTATACAGATCGTCGCCTGTTCCGTCGTTCGGATACAGACCAACGTTTAGTATGAGATCTGGGGGTAATTGATATGCCATAAATGTGATCCTATTCTATATTTACCAACTTCTGCAACTCCAATATCTGGCCTTCCAACGAGGCCCTGGATTTTTACAGTTGTGTCTTGCTCTAAAACTTTTACGTCTTGCAGGGTTAGACTTTTTGATACGCATAGTCTTATCTCCAAAGTTAACCTTGACAATGTTGCCGTTAGGTTTACGAACATAAACCTTTGACTTTTTTACATCGCCTGGCAGTTTCTTACCTAACGGAACAGATTTACCCTGATATTCTGCTTCGTCAAGTTGGAATCCTGACAAGTAACTAAGGCCAATTGCATCTATTTCTACAACAATTCCGTCTTCCACAAAACCAGCAATACCAGTTTCTAGTACAATGTTGTCGAGCTCGATGTCAAAGCTATCCCCAACTTCTGGTTGTTCAGATAGCCCTGCTAAGATAAATTCTTTATATCTCATCTTATACTTTTCCTACAGCTACTTCTATTACAGCAATATCGCCACTGTCTTTATCTTCAAGTGCTTTACCAATAATGCTGCCTAGTTTAGGATCGTGTGCCTTAACAGCTACTCCAGGGGTAGCAGATGTAGTAAGCATGTCGCCTTTCTTGACTCTGCCCAGTACCTTACAAGGAACACGCCCTGCAAGTGCAATTAGCGCACGAGTACCTTCTAGGCCATCGTTCATGATGTATGCTGGATTTGTAGAAACAACACCAGCAAGTCTTGTATCAGCAATAGCACTAGTTGTTGTTACTTCTGCTGAACCTCCAAACACTAGTACAGTTCCTACTTCATACTCAGCATCAGCTCTATACCACTCAGCTAAGTCAGCTCCATACGTTGCCGCTAGGTTACCACTGGTACTCCAGTTACCTGTAATAGTTCCTGTTGCAGTGCCACTTCCTGCATTCAGCGAGGTAGAGTATAAAGTGCCAGTTCTAACATCAATGTATCCTGTACCAGTAGTTAGTGAACTAGTAGATCCTAAACTCCATGCTCCGGTAATAGTACCTGCTTGGCTAACTGTACCAGTTGACAGGCTATAACTTCTCAGTGTTCCAGCAGTAGCATCAAAAGAACTTGATGCTCCTAAACTCCATGCGCCAGTTACTGTACCGCCAGTAGCTGCCGCTCCAGTAGTTAGTGTAGTTGACTTTAGTGTACCTAAGGAGAAGTCAATCAAGCTACTTGACTGTACTGCCCACTGACCTGTTATACTACCAGCAGTGGCCGCTGCACCTGTTGTAAATGCAGTGGCTTTTAATGTACCGCCACTAAAGTCCCAAGTACCTAGTGCTGTAGTAACAGTGTTAGATCCAGTAGATCCAATAGAACTTTGGAATTTAAAGCCTGCTGGAGTAAAGAACTCTAAAGCGTTCGATGCTACGTCAATGGCCTTAAAGCCGTCAACCTTTAATTGTTTAGTATCAAACTCACCTGCTGCGCCGTACTTGGCAATCGTGTTAGCAGTACCGTCTATCGATATCGCAGTAATTGCAGCAGATGTATTAGTACCACTATAAGTTACCACACCAGAGTTAGTAGTGAATTTTAAATTAAATCCAGCATCTAACACAGTCTGAGCAGTTTCTTCTCTCGGTGCGCTTGCAGTACCTGAGAAGTTAGCTAAGATAGATCCGTTACCGATATTCTCAATTTCACTCTTAGCAACACCGCCAGCTTTGATTCCGACCCATCCATCTGTTACTACAAAGTTAGCAGTGTCAAAACTAGCTAGACCGCTGGCTGCTTGCTTCTGTGCAGCAGTACCTGTTGGTGCGCTAGCCAAGCCTGATGCCAATGTCATCGACAGTTTGCTTTGTACAATACCTGCACTAGCATTAACGTCGGCGTTAACAATTACGCCAGGATTGATTTGATAGTTAATTTGTGCGTTAGCTAAATCAACTACTGAAGTTCCAACGCTATGTAGTGCTGAAATATTTCCACTGTTAATACCAAACTTAGTATCAGTTGTAGTAGATAATCTCTGTACACCGTCTAGTCTGTTTGCTCCATAGTTTGTTGAGCTATAGTAGAATACTTCGTTGCCTACTTTAACATAACCAGGACCAGCACCAAACGATGAAGCATTTACTACAGTAATAGTACTAATGTCAACTGCTAATAAGCTAGTAATTGCTACTGCTAGAGTAGTTGGTGTAGCATTTGTAAACGTTGCACTTAGGTCGCCAGCAGTTGTGGCACTGACCATAATCTTACTACCGCCTACGAATGCTGCTAGATCTCCAGCAATCGGAGTTCCAACGTCGACATCTAGTAGCTCAGATAGTTGGTCATACAATCTTATCTGCGCATCAACGTATGCCTTGGGTGTAGCATCGTTAACATCTGTAGGAGTTGCTAGGTTAATCAACTTAAAGTTGTTAGCGTTGATGTTACCCTTCATGGCCAACGCACCGTTCAGTGCTAAGTATCCAGGACCTACTAAGTTACTTGCGGCAATCGGTGCGCCACCGTGATCTAATCCAAGACGCTTGTCAATGTATCCACGTGTTGCTGACTGAACAGGAACAGCATCTGGAGCATTGTTTGTAAAGCTAGCGTCTGTTGAGAATTCACTTACAACCACACCTCGTTTGAAACCAATACCGTCCAAGTTACTCAACGCAATTGATGCTGAGAATGTAACTGTACCAGTACCTTGGTCAACTGTAAAGAATCGACCTACACGGAAGATACCGTTTTGGTCAGTGGTTACATAGAACACACGACCTACACCTTCTTCGTAAGTTTCATTTTCTGGCTTACGTGAAATTGCAGGGTTACCATAAATTTGATATGGATAGTTAGTAGTTGAGTAACCGCCTGTACCAATATCTAAGAAGTCATGACCTGTTGCACGGCAAGTACTAATACGTGTAGTAACTTGTCCTTGTGTTCCCGCAGCGTATCCAAGACGTACTGTAGTAGCATCAACGTTACTAAACGGTTTGCTAATACCAGTTGATACGTTAGTACCAATGGTTAGTTCTTTAGAAATAGTAGTAGTACCTGCACCATACACGCCCGGATCGTTAGGATATGTTAGTGTAATGCTGGTAGTTGTTGAAGCAGTACATAGGAAGAATCCGTTGTAAATTGGATTAGCATTTCCTTGTACCTTGTAGTACTTGCCGGTTGCAGGAGCAGTAGTTGAACCAAAGTTCAATGTAACTGAGTAAGGGCCAGTTCCAGTCTTTGAACCAAAGCCAGTAGCTGTAATTGGCGTTCCAAAGTTAAAGCTATTGGCAGCAAATGTCATAGCACCTACAGCAGTTGCCAGCGTAAAGGCTGTTCCTGCAATAGCATTAGCGTAAGTAGTTGCAACTTTAATTTGTCCACTGCCCACAGTAGCAATATAATAAGTTGTTCCTGAAACTAGATTACCAAATGCAGTTCCAGTAAACACAATAGTGTTACCAACATACAAGTTAGCAGTTGTACTAATAGTGATCCAATTTGTAGTTACTGTGGTTGCAGAAATAGTTCCATTAGTATTTGGATCTGTCTTGTAGGCTAGTGTCATCTGCGATGTGTTAACACCGGCAGTTGCAGTAACGTTAGTAGTTGAAGTAGCAGTCAATACTGGTACTAGGACTGCATTATTATCACCCGAAACTTCAATAGCCAAATCTGGTAAGCTAGTATAGT